GTTCGGTTCGGTTGCGACTTCGTGTTCGTAAATCGGAAGGTCAGCGATGAAGTGTACGCCGCCGCGATCGATGCCTTGTACGAAAAGTTCGCCGGTAACTTCCGCGACGATCCGCTCCCACGGGTGACTGTCGCCGATGTAAAAAATGGCGCGTCACTTAGCCGCGACATCCCTGGCATGAGTAACGGATTGTATGGTGGGTTCAATAGACGCCTGGACGAAGTTGTCAGAGAGATGGCCGCCGATTATCCAGTCCAGCAGAGCGCGACCCTGGCCCGGATCTCTAGCCTGGGCGATGACGGGTACGGTCAAGGTTGCGTCGGTAGGTTGGCCGCATGAAACTGGCGACCCTACGCCGGACGGTTTTCCAGGGCGATGCAGTCCGTCGCCCGGTTGCCGTTGTCCTGGTCAAGCGCCTGGACGTTCGCGAGTATGCAACGTTCTTGCAAGATCCGGACGGCCAACTCTACGCCGGCTTATATTCCAGGGACTACGAGGCCGCATTCGGCGAGTACGAGATCCGTTGCCGCGCGGCCAGTTCGCCCGATGATCCGGGCCGTGAAATTAGCGAGGTGAAATTATGAAAGTGATAGCCTATTACCGTGTGAGTACCAAGAAACAGGGCGAAAGCGGCTTGGGTTTAGAGGCCCAAAAAAATACCATTAACAAATTTGTGAGTGGATCATCCTATGAGCTTGTGTCCGAGTATGTTGAGATCGAGAGCGGCCGCAAGACAGACAAGCGCAGACCACAATTGAGAGCCGCCCTGGAGCAATGCGAAAGAGATGGCGCGACCCTGATGATTGCCAAGCTGGACCGTTTAACCCGTAACGTCGGATTGTTGACGACGCTCCTGGATCGCCAGGTTCCCATCATGGCGCTCGACATTCCAAACCTACAAGATCCAGCGATGAGCCGATTCATCCTTCAGCTCATGGCCAACGTCGCCGAGTTAGAAAGAGCGCAGATTTCAGACCGTACTAAGAAGGCCCTGGCGGCGCGCAAGGCGAGGGGAATGGCATTGGGTTCACCCACCCCAGCCAACGGCGCCCAGGCCGGCGGATTGGTCACGGCGACCCAGGCAAACGAGTTCGCTTGCCAGGTGTACCCCGTGATCCAGGAATTAAAAAACTTCGGATGCGCGACGCTCGCCAAGATCGCCGCCGGTTTATCAGCCAGGGGTATCGCCACGGCCACCGGCAAAAAAGCCTGGTCCGTGAGTGCAGTTCGTAACGTGGTCAACAGATACGAGGGAGCTTTAATATGAACATCATCGCAAGAGCTACACTTTTCGCGGACCAGGCGCACGATGGTCAGGTCCGTAAGTTTACGGGCTTGCCGTATATCAGTCACCCAATGGAAGTGATGCAGATCGTTCGCGGCGTAACAAGTGACGATGACATCCTGGCCGCCGCAGTTTTACACGATGTCATTGAGGATTGCGACGTGACGTATAGCGATTTAATGATCGAGTTCGGCGAGCGAGTTGCGACCCTGGTGTACCAGGTCACCAACGCGGCCGACGACAACGACGGCGATCGTATTGCAAGAGGGTTCATTAATCGCGCCGTGATGTCAAACGCCAGCGCGGACGCGCAGACGATCAAGCTGGCCGACATTATCTCGAATCTATCCGGAATCGACATCGCCCTGGAGTGTGATCCGGCCTGGACAAAAATGTACCTGGAAGAAAAAATTGACATGATTAACGTACTTAACAAGGGTGACGCAACATTGAAAAAGAGAGCCGCATCAGTCGCCGCAGAGGGGGTGCTTAAATGCTCGATGCCATAGTCACCGGTTTGGTTTTTATGTTTGCCGGGTTCATCGCGATCCTGGTAATTATCTTTACCCTTTATCTACTGGAGAAATTTCAACAATGAAAAAATTTGGTGCGTATGTGTTGCAAGGTTTAATGATGGTTGCGTTCTCCGCCTTCCTGGCGTTCATCACCATCGAATGGTTTGCCGGTTGCGGCGAATATTATTACGACGCAAAGGGCCGCATGGTTTACAACGAATGTGTGTTTATTAACTTCCCGAAAGGAAACTAAAATGGTTGGAAAAATTACAAACGATATTCTGCCGTCCGGGTCCCGGATCCCTGGCATCATGGGGGTATCCCCGTTCCGCTCACCAAATGACGAGCTGGCGGCCAGCATCGACGCGCTCGAAGGCAAGCCGCGCCCACCGTTTGAAGTTGAGGCCGCAGACTGGGGCAATACTTTAGAGCCAATCATCATCACCGAGGCGGCCAAGCGCCTGGGCATCACGGTCAAAGAGTTGCAAGTGGACTATGCCCTTTCGTACCTGGAAGATGACGAGATCATTTTGCAATGCTCGCTCGATTCGATTTGGGAAGGAGACGGCCGCACGATTACCACGGATCCCGACCTAGGCATTTATGTTATCGGCGCAGATCAAATTACATTGAACGGCCTGGGATGTTGCGAATCAAAACTAACGAGCGCCATGCCCGAAGAAGAGCCACCGTTATATCGCGGACCGCTCCAGCTCCAGGCGCAAATGCTATGCGCTGGCTATACCTGGGGAGTGATCGCGACCTTGTATCGCGGGACCGAGTTGCGCTTATTCTTTTACCAGGCGAGCGGCAATATGCAGACCAAGATCATCGACGTGTGCAAGGAGTTCACGCGCCGCGTTAATAGTAAGTCCTGGTACCCGGCCGTCAGTCCAGCCGATGCCGTGAAAGCATACCCGACGGTTGACGAATCGAAACCAGCGATCGAGCTGGCCGGTGATGTAGGCGAGTACGCGCGTCGCCTGATCGAGGCAAAAGCCCAGGCCAAGATCCTGGAAGAAGAGATCGACCAGCTCCAGTCCAAGATCATGGACACGATGACCGATGCCGAAGAGGGGTATATTAAAAACCAGGACGGATCAATTGCGGCGCGAATCAAATGGGCCATGAGATCGTACAAGGCCCAGCCTGAGAAAGTGACGCCAGCGAAACCGGCCAGGGTTGAACGCGCTAAAACTTTACAAATTCTAGGAGTGAAATGATGAAGATGAAATCCTACTTTCAGGAGAGACTGGAATACCATATCGCCGCCAGGAAAGAACAGTCTGAGCCAGTCCCATTTGCCGGCCACATTTGCGAGAAGTGCGTCAAGACTTTAGAGATTGACGAGATCCATAAGTGTCCCAGGGAGAAGTCCCTGGCCGAGCTGGCTAACGAGTTCGAGGACTGGTACAACGCAAAGATGGGGCGCTCCGGCGTTCGATGGGCGGGTGACTAATGAAACTCGCACCGACCCCGATGCAAAAACGTTTGCTCGATCACCTGGTAAAGCATCATTCAGAACATGGGGTTTACCCTAGTACCAGGGAGATCTGTAAGGACCTGGGATATAGTAGCCCTTCCACGGTCCACGCTATGATGCACCGCCTGGAGCGCCGCGGATTGATTAAGATCAAACCGTATCTAACCAGGGGGATTGAGATTGTGGTAAATTAACTTATCTCTTTGCAGAGACTTCTTCAGGCTTAACCGACCTGACTTATGCCCCGCCTAGTGCGGGGATTTTTTTATGCGTATGCCCTGGTCCCGGCCTTGTCAATAATCAGCGCTTGCTTACGCGCTTTATCGCCTGGCTTATTCGGGATTGATATATGGGTCCAGCGATCAAACTCGCGAATGACCTGATCGTATTCCAGGCCGGACGCGATGACGGCCTTCACTACTTCATCGGGTGTTACGCCTGGCACTCGAATATCTGCGGCGCATCCAATACGGTGCTGGCTTGTGTCTTTAGATCCTACGGCGTCATTGACTTGCTTACAACGGAATGCCGAGTTAATCATTACCGGCTTTCCGCCCAGGACGGTTTTAACTTCTTCCAGGAATGCGGCCAGGCGTACCAGGTTAGCCATCTCTGCCGCATTTGGCGTGTTGTCAAACTGCCGATGATCCGTATGGGTTAATTCTTCCAGCGTAAAATGTTCACTTAGGTTCATTTTTGTTCTTCATGTCCATAATCTTTTCCAAGGTGCGGCCGCCGAAGTACGCGGACATAATCAGCATTCCCCATTGACCCAGGAGATTCACGTAAGATTCTTTTGCGTCGTATCCGAATGCGCTCATCATTGCGAATAGGAAATATCCGGCAAAGATCGCGACCAGGGACATCGGCCTGATATTTTTAGAGAGCCAGGAATCACTAGCCAGGTCCGCCTTCCAGCGATCCGAGATATTATTCTGCTCGTTCATATCGGCCTGGAGTTCGGCCAGCTTTCCCTCTTGTTGCATCTTCAGGAGTTCTTGCTGGGCTTTTGCTTTCGCCTCAGGATCAGGAATAAATTTGTCCAGGACTTTCATCCCGACATCGAATAGTGCGGCGAGCGGAAACATTATTTCTTACCCTTAACTTGACGCGCCTCAGACAATGCGATCGCAATCGCTTGCTTACGGTTTACGACCTTTGATCCGGAGCTGGACTTTAACTTCCCGCCCTTAAACTCACGCATCACCTTTTCAACCTTCATCATTTGCTTACCGGTCATTGGCATATCATTTTCCCCCCATTGCTTTTGCACGAATGTTGTCGATCATATTCGGATAAGGACGGCCCGCTTTCTTGGCCATTGCCTTGGCGGCTTTGAGCTGGCCAGGCGTTAACTTCTTAGACTTGCCCAGGGACTTAGGCCGATCCTTTTCCCAAATTGGTTTCGTTGCCATTATTTTTTAACTCCCCATACAAGATAGTAAGCGCACCACGCGGCGACGAGAAAGCATAATAATTGTACGCGCCGCACCTTTTCTAAATCTGCATCAAATTCTTTTTTACTTTTCTCTTCCAGCTTTTCAATTTCACTCTTAATCTTTAGCACTTGTTCCCATTCTTTTGTGCCGTACTTCTTTACAAATTCTACTTTCGCTTTATATTCCTGGTCACTAATTAATTTCCGGTGCTTGTATTCTTCGAGCGCTTTGAAGATGGCGCGTTCTTTGAGGAGCGCCGCCCTCTTTTCGGCGAGCTTGCGTTCCCTGGCTTGTTGCTGGGCGACTTCGATGGCGTCGCCTTGGATGTCCTGGATACTTTTGGAGAGACCTTTGCCGGCATTTCGCGCCGCATCAATCGATCCAGTAAGACCTTTAACGCCTTCTGTAAACCCGAAATCATCGGCCATATCATGCGATTACTTTCCCAGGAGCTTGTAAAGGGTATCAACAATCCATCCCAGGACTGCGCCGACTAATACCAGGACGGCACCAGCTCCGCGCCAGCGATTCATCTGATCGCTCATCGTTTTAATACTGCCCTTAATCTCGGACATATCCCGCTGGAGTTGCTCAACGTGCGCCTCTAGGCGGCCAATTTGCTGGTTTAGTTCGTCCGACATTTTTAGTCCTTATTAGGAAATGACAAATCCAATCCGGCAAGCGCTTCAACAGTAGCAACCGCACTAATCGCTGTTTCTAATTCGGTAGCTCTAGCTATTACGCTTGCACGATAGGTAGCCACAGCACTAGGAATATCTACATTCCTCTCGGCCTTGCGGATTACCATCCAGTCTGTCTGAGCAAGAATAGAACCAGCAATAGTTTTTACTTGAGCGATAAAGTTAGACTTTAGACCTTTAGTCGTGTAAACCTTACCATCTTCACTAGTCTCAGTAACATCTTCAAGCGCTTTAGGATTATTAATATCTCCATTCCAATAGAACCGATCATCTGCTCTTACAGGGTCAGCAACCTCAGTAATTCCAATAGCAATCTTCTCTGCCTCACTAGACAGTCTTAGCCAGTTGGCTGGATATTGGATGTCATTGGCAGTAAAAGGTGTATCTACTGCTAAAGGGTTGCCATTAAGTAAAAACATTTGTATTTCTCCTAGCGAGCATTACTAAATTTAAATGGGTTTTCGGCAAATGCCATGTAGATGTATGTTCCACCAGATGCATTTGTATTATTTTCAGTTCCTCTAAATTTAAATCCATTAGATAAAAAATCACAATTAGTAGTAACTGTATCTTCTGCATTAGAAAGATTTGCATACAAATTAGCTTGTGATACATTAAATAAACTGCGGGATGAGTCTTGAATAACCCAATTTCCTGTGGAATCTGACCTTTTAATTATTATTAATTTAGGTCTAAACCCAGTAAACACAAATGGACCATCACTAGAGCCATTGCCTGTATATCTACCAAATGCGGAATAGCCAGCGACTTGTGCAAAGCAATAGGCTACAAACTTATCACCGCTTTTGTTTACATTTAAAAATGTTCCAAGACTAAATACGGTTGATGTTGGTGCTGTGCTGTTCCAAGTACCTGAGTTAGTGCCACCATTGTTTTCTGCATCAGTTGTATTTAAATATAACTTCAATGTAGTTGGACTAGATAGGCTTGCATGATAGACATTCCAATCATAAGTGCCATTATCTCTGTCTTTAATAATGATCATGCTAGGAGTTACACCGAGTCCATGACCAACAGTTGCTGCAGACCCGCTACCAGTATAAGTAACAATACTAAATCCAGCAGT